TCTTCTAGTAATTCTTTTTGTTTAAACACTTTGAACACTGCTTCCAACAATGAATTTCCAAATGGAAAGTTGTTATCCAGTCCTTCTGACAAACTTAAATGTACCACGTGTTCGGAATCAACTGCAATCTCTTTCATGCCTGTTGAAAATCTTGATCCTGATGATGTTGCGTAGTCATGACCACTTGCACCAACGTATCCTCTTGCTCCACCTGTTAAGTATCCTGAACCACCACCAGTAACATTTCCTGTTGTTTGATATGGAGTTGTTGCAACCATGTTTTTAAAATTAAAATTTATGTCTTTAATAATGTATTGTTCAGGTGTTTTTCCTGTGCTTTCATTCACAATTATTTTTGTTACTTTTGCAGGGTCTACATGGAACCATTTTTTAGTTTCTGGATCTCTAACAAAGAATGCATCACCATACTTGAACACATTACGTAAAATTTTAAACATTCTTTTGTTGAAGTCATTCATTTTACACCATTGTTGTAGATATTGTTTTAAAATTTGTACTTCTGAATTTGTTGCTCTTTGTTTGAAATCCATTCTAAATACTGTGCTGTTGTTAGGATTCTGTTGACTGGTAAATTCTGCAAGTATATCCAAAGCCGCATTGACTTCAGAATCTAAATCCATTGTGTTGTATTGTCCGTATCTTTCAATCCTGTTCGGTGAACCTGTGTACACATCAGGTAGATATGATGAATAGTTTGTTCTTGCCGGTCCCGCTCTACCGGATACCGTTGAACCCATTGCTGATGCATTGCCTGTGACATCTGTACCAACTGGGACCTGTGTAAAATATCTTTTCCAACTCATTATTTTTCCTAAGTATTATAAACGTTCGAGTTTGATGTTTTTCTCGAAATGTTTTTGTTACTGTTTGCCACGTCTTCCATTACTAGTTTAATTTCTGCAAGTAGTGTACTTATTCCATCCAGTTTATCTTGATTGCTTCTTCCGGACGATGTAATTGCTCCACTCATGCTTGTATTCACTTCTCTAAATGCTCCTGCTAACTCTTCTAACTTTGTAGTATACAATGATAATTTGTCTTTGTCAAGATCATCTAGTGCTTCTGACATAGTTCTGGCATAAGTTTTCATTCCAGACACAGCGTTTGCCAAATTACCTGTGTTACCAACACCAGAAACCAATGCTAAAACTAAATTTTTGGTTCCATCAGCAACATCGGACAAGTTTTTGCCGTCTACATTGTTGAATGTTTGCAATCCTTTTCCAATTGCCGCAATACCTAAACCAGCACCAACACCTGATAAACCTAACAAAGCACCAATACCTAAACCAGCAAACGCACCGCCTTTTGCCACTGCCGGACCTGCCGAACCTAATGCTTTCATTCCGCCTATTGCCGCACCGCCTCCACCTAATGATGGAAGAAGTTTGCTCATAAATCCGCCAAGCAATTTAAATGTTCCTCCTAGTGCCATTGAAGCAATTTTAAGTGCTCCTAATGCCAGTGCCGCCGAACCTAATCCTCCTACAAATTTTACAAGTGCATCATCAGATGCCATCAGAGGAGCCATTATACTGTTTACAAGTTTTGCGAGACCACCTAAAGCAAAACCAAATGCTTGAAGGAATGGTAAAAGAACTGTGATCGCAAAGTTTTGAATATCTTTGAATGCATCTTTGAATCCTAATATCTGATTTGATGTTGCCTTGATTGCCTCTGCCTGTTGTCTCTCTACCGCAGATCTTTGTGCACCAAATTTTGTCAAGTTAAACAACTCAACATTTGCCGCAAGTGTTTGATTGCCAAGCACATCTAATAGTGCTCCTGTTCTTTGGAATCCACTACCCAAGTTTTGTGATATGCCTGCTGTCTGTCTGATGATTGCTTCAAATTGTTCCACAGAACCATTTCCAAAACTGACCTGTCTGGCAAAAGTGGCAATCTGAGGATTCAACCTTACTAAACTTTTTGCAAAGTCTGATATAGGTACACCGCCTGTTCCTATTAATTCTTTAAATGCATCTTGTGTTGCTTGAGGTAAACCTTGTAAACTTCCTAATATTTCTTGTACTCCCGGAACCATACTAGACTCAAGCGACTGTATAATACCTTTAATACGCTTTTCCATCATGTCTGCTTTAACGGCATCAGCAATTTGTTTTCTCTGTTTACCTGTGATGGATGAAAGTTGATCTAAATTCATTATGAAGTCTTGAGCACCAGCATTCAATTCTCTATTGGTCATAGTTTGTGCTCTACCTATTGACGTCTGTATTTCTAAATAATCTGTAAGAAGATCTGTTGTTTCTTCAAAAGTCATTCCTAGACCGTTGGCTGTGGATCTAAATTCTCCTTGAAGCAATCTACTGATGTCAGTGAAACGTTCTGTACCACCTCTTACACTTCCGCCCAACAGTGCAAGTGTGTCTGCACTTTTACCTAGTGCGTTTGAAAATGCGTCCAACGATAGTGATGCTCTCAGTGCCAATTCTCTTGTGGTGAATAATCCGTCACTGAACTGAATACCAACTTCTGATAGTTGTTTAAAATTGTCCACCTGTGTGTCTATCAATTTTGCAAGTTGTTCAACACTTTTCATCAAGATGAACATATACTTGTTTCCCGTGATGTCCGCCATAGTGGTCAAGGTTGATGCAAAACCTTCCACAGACATTGAACCACTCATCAATTGGCTGGAGAACATTTTGGTACCTGTCCACAAAGAGTACATGCCTCTTTCGTTTTTTCTCAACTCCATTTCCCATTCGGCTAATTGGTCAGTTACGTCTTCAATCTGTTTGGTATTTTCTTCTTTTGCTTTTTGTTCCTTTTTTTCTACAGGAGTTTTTGGTGCTGATGTTGATTTGCCTGTTAAGGCGTCGGCAAGGCGTTTCATTGTGGCTTCTGAGGCTGGCCCTAGTTGAGTCCGCCCATCCAATTCTTTCAGATATTTCAGTAGATCGTCTACTTCTGCCATAATTATATACGCACTTAATTAGTAGTAGTAAATACTACTATATTATTTGAATGCATTCCTTTGTGTGTGTATTTATAGGAGAAAAAATGACAGAACAAACAACAGGACAAAATACCAGTAATCCGTTACAGAAGTATTTTAGACAACCTAAATTACACGTTCGTTTACCGAGCGGTGGAAAATACTATCCACCAGGATCATTGGATTTACCTGAATCAGGCGAGGTGGCAATCTATCCACTCACAGCCAAAGATGAATTGCTTTTAAAAACACCAGACAGTTTAATGAACGGCACAGCCACAGCAGATGTGATTAAAAGTTGTGTGCCACAAATCAAACAGCCTTGGTACATGCCAAGTTTAGATGTTGATGCATTGATCATGGCAATAAGAATTGCCACATACGGTGAAAACATGACAATCACAGTCAAAGTGCCCAACACAGGAGATGAAAAAGATTTCACAATAGATTTAAATTCTGTAATAGCACCTTTGATGTCAGCCACGTATGCAGACACAATCAAATTGGAAAACATGACAATCACTCTGCGTCCATTGATGTATTCAGAGTTTACCAAAGATGCACTACGCAGTTTTGAAGAACAAAGAGTGTACAACTTGGTGAATGATGACACAGTGCCCAACGAAGAAAAAATGGAAAGATTCAGACAAGCATTCAACAGGCTGACTGACTTGACTGTGGAAACTGTGGCAAAAAGTATTGCAAAAATTGAATTGATGGATGGACAAGTTGTTAATGATCCAAAACATCTCTTGGAGTTCATGCAAAACACCAGCAAAGAATTTTACACAACAATTTTAGATCACATCACAGAACAGCGAGACAAGTTTGCTGTTAAACCATTCATTGCCAACACAACCAAAGACGAACAGGAGAAAGGTGCACCGGAAACATTTGAAGTTCCAATCACCTTTGACCAATCAAATTTTTTCGTATAAGGATACTCTCCATGTCCGAACTCGAGGTGAAAAAGGAAATCGCCAAGATGGAAGCGGACAAAAAACAATTCAGATTTGATCTAGTGCGTATATGCTGGTACATGAGAGGTGGAGTCACACTGAACGAAGCATACATGAGCACCTACGAAGAACGTGAAATGATTGGCAATTTGGTCAAAGAGAATTTGGAAACTGCCAAAAAAACTGGACAGCCTTTCTTTTAGATCCTGCCCATTGCTGTGATAAGTACATAATATAAAGTATGAAACAATATGCGTTCTTGACACCTACAAGCAAATATGCTATTTTAATCACACAGACAGTAAATTAAATAATTCTACATTTTATTATGATAGTGTATACTCAGATACAAGACCCGGGACCGCTCGAAGAAGGAGCCAGGTGGTTGCCTTGTTTGCAATCACATCACGTGGAACACACAGCCGCTAGAAAAGGTCCACTTTTAATCACACACATGGAAGCACTGAACAATTATCAACACAGCCTTGAACCATTCATGGAAGAAAACATCTACAGTGTGGGCAACAAGAGTTGGGACAGATTGAATGCCAAAGGTTTCAAACACATACATTGGTATGACACTGCCAAGGACGTGCCCATGGTGGCCAAAGACCTTGCGCCATTGACGTGGTTGTGTGGCGACAGCCACGCGAGAGATTTTTCAAATTATGACGGAGTGGATCAACTGCAAACCTATCACACAGAGTTGCACATTCCAAACTGCAACGATTTGGCAGAACAGAATCCTGCACATCTTTATGTGTATTCACCCAAGGTGTTGAATCATTTGCAAAGTATTAAAAAGTGGGAAGACACCATTCTACACTACACACCATCATGCGATCCAGATCATCACAAATGGAAACGTATGGAATCATTCAATCCTAGCACGCCTTAAATTGAGAGTGGATTAACTTCGTTAATCCAAATTAGGACTCGTCGTCCTAATTGAGTTCTTCAACATCGCTTACGAAGTAAGTTGTCGCATCATGCAGACAGTTGAGCCATACTTCACCCGTTGCCGGGAAAAGTACGGTGCCATCATGCGAGACGAGCCTACCATTGTGCAAAAGGAGATTTCTATGAACGGAAGCGGTGACCCGCCAACTCCCTACTCCAGACTTCATCAGTCACGGGCAACTGACACACCCTTTGCAAACAAAGTGTTCAGTTGTGATGTTGTATCTTTTTCACAGAGCATCATCTTTTGTGCCTTCAGTTAGCACTTGCCTTGCAACTCAGGATTCACCTAACGTCTTATCGACTGCATTTCCTGGATCTATGATCAATCGTGTTGCTATGTTATGCCTTGGGATTGTGTTTTTTCAATTCTTCTTTAAGGATTCGGGAACCACCAACTCTAACATTGATGATGCCATTGTAGTAATCATCGGATTCTAGTACTCGCCTTTCGAATTGTTCACGAGCTTCGAGGTAACTCATTGCGCCTCTGCCACTGCATATGTACAGTATTTGCCTTGTAAAGTTTTTTTCGCCTAGTTTTTCTACGTCTTCCAGCAAATGATCCGACGAACCCCAATATTCGCGCCAGTCAGATTCAACCTTGCTTCTACGTTTGTTTATCCTGCCCTTGAGAGGCGGACGTGTCTTCTTGAATTTCGCCAGTTTTTTGCCCACGTACATCTTACCGTTGGTTGTGTTTGTGATCAAATACACAAATCCTTCACAGTGTTCTGGCAATGTCTCTATGATTTTACCTTGATAAGTCCATGGCATACTGATAGTTACCAGTGATTGTGTTTGTCAGGTCAAAAATTGGCTTCCGCTAAAAAAATTTTTGCGTAGCATCGCTTCGCTCTAAAAAATTTTGGCGAGGCTTCGCCTTCTCTACTTCCCTTGAGCCGCCTTGAACTGCTCCATTATTTCTGCTCTTCTCTTGATTGCAAGTCTTCTGATGAGACTGAGAAACTTTCGTGCTTTTATTTTTGTTCTGTAGGATTTTTTCTTTTCAAACTGTTCGTTTGCTTTGTGATATTCCATGTATGCTTTGTATAATTGGTCGTGTGTATCATCCATGTGAATCCATAACGTCTACATCATTTGCATATGATGTGAATCCGTTCTCCTTGATAACTTTGAGTACTCTGTTCACTCTGCCCATCAATTCATCTCTGTGACTGATTAAGAATATGTTTTTTGATCGTTCTCTGCTCATCTTTTTAAGAATAGCCAAACTGCTCTCCACACCAGCACTGTCCATACCACTGTCAATCAATTCATCAATAAACAACAAGTTGATGTTCTGATACAAACTTTCCCAAACATCTCTGAATGCAAAAGATAATCCTAATATCAATCTGTTACGTTCACCTCTACTTAAATTATCAAAATCCAGTTCTTGACCTAGTTGTGTAATTTCTACACTCAAATCATTTCTAAATGTTACCAAATGAGGTAATCCTAATCTATCCAAATAGTTTGTCAACCTGTTGTTCAAGAATAACAAGTTTTGATCTATAATCTTTTTTCTAATAAACGAATCTTTGTTTGTTAACAGTTTGTGTAAGAATTCTTCATGTTCTTTTAATTTTTGCATATCATTGACCACAGTCCAATCAACTTCTTGTACTGCTTGATGTTTTAATTCATCTATTTGATCAAGATATGGATTAGTTTCTTCTTTTTTGTTTGAAACAGCAGTTTGCAATGTATCCAAGTGCTGTTTGTGTTCATATGCTTGTTGTATTGATTCATAAAACGTTTGTGGTTTGTGTTCTGGCTCTCCTAAACTTTCCAGTTCTTTGTCTATCACTGATATCTTTTCTGCTAGATCCATCACGTAACTGTTTGCATCACCAAACTGTTCTTCAAGATCTCTTTGCATTTTTTCAATTTTTTCATGTGGCAGTTCTTGTTCACAAGCATAACATTTTGCATCATCATGCAAACTGTCTAAATCATTGCCTAATTTTTTTACCTGTTTGTCTGCTTGTACGATAGATGCTTCATAGTTGCTTTTATCTTTTAGCAGTTGATTGATTGAGTCTGTGTGTTTTTGCCACAGTTCTAATTTTTTATGAGATTCAAGTTCTTTTTCAATATCTACATCAACAAGTTCTGTGATTGTGCGTTCTAGTTTGCGTATATCCTCTTTCTTCTGTGAGTCCCATGCACTAGACTTGTTGTGCAATGATTGTATTGTCTCCTGCACTTTTTCATTGGAAATCTTTATTCCTTCAATTCTTGCATTTTCCAAAGCAATATCTTCTTTAGATTTTTTAATTTTTTGTTTTAGCACATCTGCTTTTTCAGACAACAGGGTTATTCCCAGCAGTTGTTCAATAATTTTTTGTTGTTCTGTGTGATGTAAACTTAAAAATGGTTGTGTGTATGTGTTTAGTGCCACAATGTGTTTGAACATTTCAGGACTCATACCAATCATTTTGTTTAATTCTTCTTGTGTTTTTCTTGAATCTCCTTGACTGATATCTTCAAGTTCTTGTTCTTGATCGTTAACAAACCATTTCATCACTCCAGGCTTTCTGCCACGTTCTATTCTGTAGTCAATTCCATTCTGTTCAAATGTAAGTGTGACCAACATATTTTTACCATTGGTCTTGTTAACAAGATTATCACGTCTAATTTTTGTGAGTGCTTCGCCATACATTGCATAAGATAGGGCGTTGACCATGGTGGTTTTCCCTGTACCGTTTCGCGATCCAGCGTCATGTCCACCTTGGTCTAAATTCTCGCCCAATACAAGGGTCAAATGTTTTTGGTCGAAGTTTAATCCTTGAGTCTGATTACCCACACTCATGAAATTCTTTACAGTTAAATCTTTTAATCTCATCCTAAATCGTTGTAAATGTCCATTAATGTTTTTTTGTTGTAATTGTCTGATTCGATAGAATCTAATTCTTTTGCAACAATCTCATCTACACTTTCAAATTTTGTTAAATCTAAGTCGCTGTTTATTTCTTCATCTTTTTTACTTGGAATAAGTGTAATTTCTCTACAATCATATTCTTTCATAAACGTTTCTTTTATAAAACTTGCTTCTTCGTAAGAAATATCAATGTCAAGCGTAACTCTTAAATGTATTTTAGGTTGCATTATTTCTTTTGTTTTGTCTAACAGTTCGCTTAATTTTACATATTTGTATTTCGGGCAGTCATGCCAGTTTAAATATCTTGGTTCTTTGTCCCATTCTAAAATCATCATGCCACGATCATTGTCATCTACGTCTGCGTAATTGTGTGGGAAAGCATTTCCCAAGTAATGAATATTGTTTTTAACTTGTCTTTTGTGGAAGTGTCCAGAGAACACATATTCTTGATTTTGAAAGTCACTGCCTTTCAATTCACCTGTGTCAGGCATTTCTACCATTGCGTTCATAAAAAAATTAGGCAGTTCAAAATGACCAAACATATATTTGCATTTCATTTTGCCGACCTTACGCCATTCATCGCCTACTAACCAAGGCACCATAACAACGTCATCAACATTCATTATTTCATTTACCATTGTTATGCCAGGAATAAATCTTCCAAACTCTGTGGACTGAATACTTCTGCTGTCTTTGAAATACAAATCGTGATTTCCAGGAAAGAAATAAAATTTATCAAATGCTTTTCCTATTTTTTCTAGACATCTAATGGAAGCGTCCATGGTGGTAATGTTTACACTGTTTCTATTGTGATGCCAATCACCACAAAACATTCCTGTTTCACAACCTTCTTTTTTCGCTTGTTCAATATACCAGTCTACAAATGCTTCGCAATCGTCGTTGTGTATTTTTGAATTAGACTTCAAGCCAAAATGTATGTCAGTAAAAACCGCTAATTTCTTAAACAATATTCTTCTCCTACATTGACAGTGTAAAGTCTAAACTGCATAATGTCAAGTTTACTTTTTGGATTTGGATTTTGAAACTTTTTTCTTCTTATCTGGTTGAGCATTCATTGATTGAGTTTGTCTTGTTAAACTCGGCATCATGTCATTCATTTCTAAAATGTCATCTCTTATATTTTGATTACGTTTTTCGATATTAATGATTCTTACAAATGAATTAGTAACTGCCGCTGTGTAGTATGCAAATGGATTGTTTGATTTAGATTCATCAAATTGCAAACCAATTTGTGCAAGTTGCAAGATTGCTTGACCCTGCATTTCATCATTGTAGGTGTAACCTCTAACGTTACCTCTTGTACCATATCGTTCACACAACTTCATCCACATCTTTGCCAATTCGTTGGTTGCTCTGCCTTTTTCTTTGTTAAAGTAGCCGTTTGTCATTCCACCTTCCCAATGACTTTTTCCCACGCACACCAGATTGCCTTTTTCATCAAATTTCCAATGTTGAAACGGAGTAAAATTGACTTTGGTTTTACTATCTGCTACTGTTTTTGGATTCTTTTTCCTGCCTGGTTCATCGGGCACGTGTTCGTATGTGTAAATTCTAAACACAAGGTCCTCTTTTGGAATGGTCTTGTATTTTATTTCACATTGGCTTAAACGTATTTTTGGATTCAGTGCTTTGGCTTTTTCATATGCTTGTTGTGTAAGCCGTTTTGCCCTGATACGTTTTGCTTCTGCAATAGTCCTTAGGTTAATTCTGTCAATACTGGTCAATATAGTATCGTACTGATGGTGCTCATCAGACACAAAACTACAAAAACTGGACTTGGATTTGTGTATCTCAACCAGTAAATCTCTGTTATTTAGATAATTTATTTTTCTCAATGCCATATATTTATCTACTATAATGTACGCAGTTAATTTTGTCAATAAATAAATGTATCAAACTTATGAGCTCAGAAAATTTAAAAAAATTTATCGACAATACAAAGGGCAAAGCAACTAACCTTGCCAGCGATTTATCGTCCTCGGTTACCTCAACAGTGACTAATGCAAAGAACGTGCTGAACGATGGACTTAACTCCGTTAAAGCAAAACTGCCTTTTCTTGACAATAAGAGTGTTTTATCTCAACTAAACTTTAACATATCAAAAAACATTAAACAGGCAGATGTGGCGATTCAAAATGAAGAAAAAGATTGGCGTCTGCGTCTAAGTTTGCCAAAAATGTTCAGAGATAATGCTCAAAACGAAACTGATTTATTAGCACCGTTGAATAAAACTAACGGCTTTGTGTTTCCATTCACTCCAACAGTGTTGGTATCGCAGAGTGCAAACTATCAATCAATTCAACCTGTACACACAAACTATCCTTACTATTCATATCAAAACAGCCAAGTGGATCAGATGACAATCACAGGAGACTTTTTTGTGCAAAATGCCGCTGAAGCAAGATATTGGGTGGCATGTATTCATTACTTGAGATCAGTTACAAAAATGAATTTTGGCGTAGATCAAGAAGCAGGGCAACCACCACCAGTTGTGCGTTTGAACGGTTACGGTGATTTTGTTTTCAACAATGTGCCAGTAATCATAAACAGTTTTCAGTTTGACATGCCTAAAGATGTTGATTACATTTCAACAGCAGTTGGAGCCACTTCGGCAACATCAGACGCAATTGAATCAACGCCGACAGGTTGGGCACCGGCAACAAGTATTGTTACAGTGGCAGTGACTCCACAATACAGTAGAACAAAACAAAGTAAGTTCAGTTTGAATGACTTTATAAAAGATGGTTACATAGGCAAAGGAGGAGAATTTATCTAATGTCAAAATACAGTGCAAATTCACCTTATGCATTTACTCCTATTGTGGATGATGAATATCTAGACATTCTTGTGCCTAGAGCAATTCCTATCAGTCGACTTGATCTGCCATACACAATTGAAAGTCAATTTCATTTACGTCCGGATTTAGCCAGCAACGAAATTTATAAAACTCCTAAGTTATGGTGGGTATTTGCACAAAGAAATTTTGATGTCCTAAAAGATCCTGTGTTTGATTTCAAAGCAGGAACTGAAATAATGATTTGTGAGCCGAAAACTCTATTCTCATATTTAGGATTGTAAAATGTCACGCTACGAAAAACGTCAGAAAATTAAAGAACTTCAAGAAAAAAAAATTAAAGAATTAGGTAATGATACAACCTTCACTAAACCCTTTAAAAAACTCTCAAAAAGAAAACTTTTTCGACATGGCATCAACAAAGGCAAAGCAGACGCAATAGCAACAGCAGAGGCTGATGTTGAACTAGGATTAGAACTTGCTGTACCTGTAGGTGATTTGGTGCCCAAGATAAAAAAAAACAAAACGGTTAAACGAATACAAAATCCTCTTCATAAATTTAACACAAATAATGCAATCTTCACACTAGCCGCAATGACGCTTGATGAAGTAAATTTTCCTGACGAAACTTTGATGAAAGGTTATGCACCAAAATACATTGTGGCGAAAAGTGCAGGAGGTTCAGCACGTGAATCTAATCTAGCAAAAGAACCTTTAGCATTAGAATTTTATATTGACAATGTGCAAATAGACGCAATTATCCATAGCAACACTAAAACAGGACACACACAAGGAACAAATATAACTTTCACTGTGCAAGAACCTTTCAGTCTTGGATTATTCCTACAGAATCTTCAATTGCAAGTTACTCGTGCTTCAAATACAGGTAATGATGCAAATAAGGCTTCTTATCTCAACCACCCAATGGTTTTAATTTGTGACTTCCAAAAC